TTACTGTATATGTATTTCCGTTCGTTAACCCGGATATGGTATATGGATTTGAAGTATCGTTGGAACTCGATGTATAGGTAATTCCGTTGTCAGTAGAATAATAATACGTGGTTATTGTGTTTCCTCCGTTAGACACAGTCGTATTTAATGAAACCGTTAAACTGGAATTGCCACTAGAAATCGATGTTAGAATGGGCGTGCCGGGGAATGTATATGGAATTGCAGTTGCGGTAGATGCTGTCGAATTTCCGAGAGAATTTTGCGCAACAAGAGATACTGTATATGTATTCCCATTTTTTAAATTACTGAGTGTTTGCGGAGAACTACCAATCGTTGAGTAGGTGCTTTGAGGGGCATTTCCATCTTTTATTGCGTAATAATAATTCGTAATTGCGCTTCCACCATCATCTCCGGCTGAATAGGTTAGAGTCAATGTAGTGTTTCCACCAATTAAGGAATTTATGATAGGTGAACCGGGAACACTTGGCAATTTATAATAGATGGCTTGACGAACGGAGTGCGTACCAGTATCGGATATATACATACTTTTCTCGCCACTATTATAGACACAACTACTTGGACTGTTTAGTCTGGAAGATGAATTTAATATATTGTTGGTTGGGTCGCCATTTACATACGGCGTATTCAATGTCCCAATTAAGGTGTAAATATAATCTTTAGTCGTCGAAGTTGTTCCGATTGTTCCAGTTTTGTTGGAAATCACACGAATAGAATGACTTCCAGAATCAGAAATAAACAAGTGTCTGTTTTCATCCAACGCTAATCCACGAGGCGAATATAGTTGAACGGTTGGGTCTGTCGCTAATATACCTGAACCAACGCCACTTGTGCTAATTGCGGCGGAATTTCCAGCAACAATAAATAATTTATTTGGGCTTACGGTCTTATTAAAAATGGTTCCATTGACATTGGATACCACCCGAACAACGTTATTAGACGTATCCGAAATAAAGATATTGCGAGATGAATCAAGCACAATATCGGATGGTGAATTTAATAGAGAACCAGATAGGTCCACACCATCTGTTGACGACCCACTTGTAGCATTAGTCCCAATAATAGTATATATTTTATTTTGAGCGGCGGTTGTTCCATACAATACCGAACTAGAACTAGATAAAACTTTAATAGCATGATTTCCAGTATCTGCAATATATAAATTGTTAGAACTATCTATCGATAATCCTCTAGGGTTCTGTAATTTGACTGCAGTGAAGTTGTATGAAACAGAGTTTTTGAATAGAGTTGTAGTATTCATCGAATAAATAAAATATTCATTTCTCTGGGCGAAGAAGGTTTGAGAAATACCATAAATCCCTGTAGGAAGATTCGTAGCCTGCGTAAATGTTCCATAATTAGTTCCAGTCCATCTAGCGTAATAGGTTGGACCGTCTGTAGTACATGCAAATAAAATATTTCCATCTGGCGAAAATGTAAACCCTTGGTAATTTCTACCAATAGTATCAGCCGTAACTCCAATAGATGTATATCCCCCTGCATTCCCGGTGAATAACAGAACCCTATTAGTAGTATGCTGGCGGACAACAACTCGTCTTCCGTCTCGTGTACATCCGATCGCTTCACTCGCAACGTTTGTGCCAGTTGAAGTATTTGATGTTGAGTAAGTTGCGCCGGTCGCTGTAGTATATGTCATACTGTTATTGATCGCATTTACAGTGAATACAATACTCCCATCTGCAGTCGCCGCGATACCTCGACTTTGTGTAATAACTGTATTTATTTTTTTGAGTGGACCATAAGTAGTACTGTTTACCAAATCTGAATAATACCAACTTCCAATTGCGGCTGACGCAAATACACGTTTTCCATCGGGGGTTATGGTTATATATGTTGTATATGGAGTGTATGTTTCTGAAACCTCAAGTGTAAAATTTTGTATGGCAGACCAAGACCCATTATTATATGTGCGGTATGAAAAGGCGGAATTCATATTTACACTAGAAGCAAAAAACTTACTGAATACCATTTTCGTACCATCATCAGATACAGCAACTCCACGCATATCAGTTCCACTACTGTCAATGATAGATGTTCCAATACTACTTACATTATCAACTACGACAATATCAGTTGAATCTATTGGTCCAGTTACAACAAATGACTGATTCGCCGTAGTAGTTACACCATAAATACTTCCACCTGCTTTAGAAATCACACGCACTACGCTGTTACTTGTATCTGAAATAAACATATTGTCATTGGAATCAAACGCGACTCCGTATGGAGAATTCAATGTACAAGACAGATTCGATACACCGTTCGTAATGGTTGTTCCGGAACTTCCTGTTCCGGCAACTACATACGTATTTCCTACAAACACATTCACGCCATACAATGTTCCATTTTGCGCCGGAACGACGCGAATGACGTGATTGTTTGTATCCGCAATATACATGTTATTGATGGAATCAAACGCAATTTCACCGGGAGTATTAAACGTGGTGCTGGCGAGTGTTGCTGTAGAAGTGGATGTGCCAGATGTATTCACTGTTCCAGCAACCGAATACAAATAATCGTAATTATACACGGACAATGAAAACGTGTCCATCGATACTGGTGTAGCCATTGTGTAATCGAAAATCTCCAAAGTAAACTTGCCGATCGAAGTCATAGTTACATTCGAGAATACGTATGTGTGTGTATCACTTGTTGGAATAAACGTATCGATGAGTGTAGCCCCGTAATATAATCGATATGTGCGCCCTTCGTACGCCATATTATCAGGATTACTTGCGTAATAGGATATGCTCGTTGATTTGTTGATGACTACAAAGTATGGTGTTACTTTTGGAGAATATGGAATCTCAATAGGGATTAAACTACCATATGCGCTTGACGAAGCATTGGCAGTGGTTTGATAATATATATTTGTATTTGATGATTTGGTGATAGACCTGGTATAATAAGGTGTGTTTCCGAGTCGATACACTTTATTATCAGTTTTAGTCAAGTAATAATCTTGTTGTAATGAAGGATAAACACCTTTAATATTTCCAGATATGACATTTCCGTACATTGCAGCAACAGTTGTATTAGAAGCCAAATCAGTGGTTGGAAAATTAACACTCGTCATATTGTTATTCATACCCCACCAAACAAAATTTTTATCAGTTTTTAATAAACCGAATGATTTACCACTACTAATTAAACGAAATGCGTTGTTAGTATTTGCGCCAGACCATAATCCACGAGTAGCGTGGGTTGTAAGACCGCCCCAATCTGGGTTTCCAGAAGCGTCTATAGTAGAGTTTTTAAATAAAATCGCTCGTGCTCCCTGGTTTGAACGCGCATCAACTGCATTTTCATATAGAGTGGTAAAATTATCCGAGAATCTAATAAAAACAATGGTTTCGTTGCTTAATATTAGAAAAACACCTACCGAACCACTGTGATCTACCCAGTTTTTACGCAAAATACGGTGTCCTGTAGGAATTGTATATATTGGTGGTGTTGGTGTTCCACCAGTTCCTCCAGTTGGTGTTGCGTTGTATACATATATTCTATACTCTTCTCCGACTATAACTACATAGTATGGACGAGTACTATTTTCTACCGTTATAGATGGCATAATAATATCTACAATTTTATGCCCTAATGTAAAATTTGTCGTTGATACATATCCGGTACTTGCTAATCCACCCCATACAACAGCCGTGCCGTCGTTCTTTAATGCGGCCATTGTTCTAAACCCAGTGTATATTTTGGATACACCTGATGCTAAGTTAGACGTCACAGAAGAACTATCTCCACCGTGCACTTTGAATCCCCATGTAATGACTTTTCCCGTATTTGTTACCGCAGCATATCCTGTTTGTGAGGTTGTATAAATATCGACAATATTCACTAATTGTGACCTTACCGTATTTACATTTATAAGACCTGTATCACTATTATTATTTATATCTGATCCGCTAACGGCAGTTCCATTATATGACCCCCAGCAAATAACTGTTCCATTTGTTTTTATTGCGGCAAACGATTGATAAGACCCAACTACTTTAGTTATATTTACTAAATCTCCTTGAGTTACTATACCAGCAGACGACATATTACCTCCGGCATTAGCACTACCCTGTGTAATAACGGTATTGTCAGTGCGTAATATGGCAATTGCACCGTAATTACAAGTTACGGAAATCACGTTTGTAACTGTGTTTGTCGGTAAACTATCATGAAGGTTGCTATATGGCAATACAGATGACATAACTGTTCCTGGATTACTCTTCGGAAATACATAATTGAAATCTCTTTCTCCGCCGAATGATGGAGTAAATTCATAATAAAAAGCATACTTGTACTCCAATATTTTTTCCGTAAAATAGACCCCTATCATATCTACTCCATCACTTTCCAATACAAAATTACCCCCCGCCCCTGTAGTATCCAACGACGCCCGAATATATACTCCATCTCGTGCACGAACCGTTTCAATCATATATCGCCAATTTGAATCTGCCCATAAATCGCACGCCATTAAATCGATAAACTCGGCTCCTCTTTCCGTTTTTAACCATACCAAAAAACCAATATATTCCTTCCACGTGTCTAAATTCGAGTCCTCTGTTTCTAAACCGAATACTTTGGAAACTTCACTTGAGGCAACCAATTGATACGTTGGATGTTTATAGTTGTGCTGTATAATCGCAACACTCTCATACGTATTCGTAATCTTGTCCTGAATACTAGCGATAGTATCCGTGAGATAGTTAAATAATATATACTCGGTATTCTCCGTGAATGACCCGGAGATACCTGTAATATCATCGATCCGTGAATCGATTAATACTAGACGCATATTATTATATACAATCCATAGAAATTGTATTGTTGATGTATACCATACAATTTACTGCAAAGAAATCAAGAGAACGTCGTAATGTTAGTACCTTTGGTAAAACGCTAGTACCTTTGGAAGTTCGTAGGATTTCAAGATATTCAAGAATTCCTCTGGGCGTAGTAAATTACGTCCAAAAGCCTAAAGGGCGATAGGACTCCGTAAATTATCCTAATATAGTATAAAACAAGTATAACAATATGTCAACCTTTGACCAAACCCAAATAACCGATAGAAATATACACGCTTTAGTAAAATTATACATAAGAAATAAAACGGACCTGCCAATTGATTTACAATCCATACCTATTGGCAATTGGGATGTATCCCGTGTAACAAACATGCAACATTTGTTTTCCGATGCTTCAACATTTAATGAATCCATAAACGATTGGAATGTATCCAAAGTAACGAATATGTCGCATATGTTTAAAAATTGTGCCGAATTTAACCAACCCTTATTCAAATGGGATGTGTCAAAAGTTCAATATATGCAAAATATGTTTGCGGGTTGTTACGATTTCAATCAAGATATATCCAAATGGAACGTGAAGAATGTAACCGATATGGAAAGTATGTTTTCCCTATGTACATCGTTTGTGGATTATCCGCTAGCCGAATGGGATGTGAGTAATGTTACGAATATGAAGGGTATGTTTTCAGAGTGTTTCGATTTCGATCAACCCATAGGAGATTGGAATGTGGAGAAAGTGGTCTATATGCAAAACATGTTTAATGGATGCACGATGTTCAATCAACCCCTAAATAAATGGACTATGACTCGTGTTGAAAATACCGAAATGATGTTTGCGGATTGCGTAGCGTTCGATCAACCACTCGATAAATGGACTGTAGATAAGGTTGTTATAATGTCATCTATGTTTGAGAACTGTAAAGAATTCAACCAATCTATCGACGATTGGACTGTCTCCCAAGTAGTTGAAATGTCGGGAATGTTTAATAATTGTGTAAAGTTTAACCAACCCCTAAATGGTTGGGATGTGTCTGAGGTGGTCAATATGGCAGGTATGTTTAATGGTTGTACAGATTTCAACCAACCTCTGGACAACTGGACGGTAGGAAGCGTCACCAATATGTCGTATATGTTTAGTGATTGCGAACAGTTTAATCAACCCATACAGGGTTGGAATGTCGATCAAGTCGTCGAAATGGAGGGAATCTTTGATAATTGTCCAATTGACGAAAATCATATACCTAGAAGATTCCTTTCAAGAGACGAACAATACGACGAACAAGAAGACGACGGACCATACGTGGACGCACAACAAATCCATAGAGAAGCCGCAAAAATAAACTATACGAAATTAAACGCGTTTTTGGATGAACATGTGCCCGAATCTATCCCCATTCCGACCGAAATCGATTATTCCAACTATATACATACCACCTTTTTACAACTCATTAATGACAGCGATGAATCCGAAGCAACGAAAACGGAACAAAAAGCGGGTTTGGAGCGAATTATGAATGAACGATTACGTAATCTCGATTATTCGATTTTTTCCGAAAAACAATTACATTCTATTTTTTATGCGCTACAATACGTCCTCGTTCAACCTCCCGAGTTTCAGAAAATATACGTCGATACATTTATTCAAGATTGCGTCCACGCATACGAAGGCGAAGATGGAATGACGTGCGCGCAAGGCGCGTTGGAACGAATCGCGATTTCGTTAGTCAATGCTTGCCAAACCGTCCAATCATCTGAAGGCGAAAAGGACGAATACCAGACAATCATTGCTATCATTACTGCAAATCCGGAAAAACTAGCGGAAGAATATATTCGCGATTGGTATAAACTACATAAAACCGGAACCGATGGCGCGTTTCCATCTACAACCACCGAGGCAGAAAAGAAAGCGGATCTAAAGGCATATTTGTTGG